CCAACCAACTGCTCCAGCTCATCGACATCGCCGTGAAGGCGGGCGGAATCCAGAACGCTAAGGTCGGACTGCCGCTCGTCGAAATTATCATCCAAGCCGCTCAACCTAAGCCCGAATGAAGAACTGGAAAACAACCGCTGGCGGCGTTGCCGTCTTGCTCGCCGCTCTCTCGGTCGGCATCAAGCAGATCATTGCGGGAGACATTCCTAACGCCATCGCTGCGATTACCGCTGGTGCTGGTGCAATGTTCACCGCTCTTAAAGCTCAAGACGCGCAACCGGAGGACAAGAAGTGAAAGACACGCTGCGAGAACTCGGAATCAACATCGGGCTTCTTGTGGCTGGCTTCGCTGGAAGCCTCCTGACCGTCAAACGTGACGGCCATAAGGATTGGTTCACTACGGTGACTAGCCTCTTAGCCGGTACTCTGTCGGCCAATTACCTCACTCCTCTTGTGGTCGATGCCTTCAAGATGCAGAACAGCAACACCCAATACGCAGCAGCCTTCATCATGGGCTTCTTGGGATTGCATGGCGTCGAATACGTCATTGATCGCTTCCGCAAAAAGTGAAGCCAGATACCATCATCAACATGATCGCCAACGGTGTTCTCACCGCTGGCGTTTCATGTTTTATGATCCTGCTTTACCGGACGGAAGGCGTGACTCAGCGGTGGCCCATTGTCGGCAATGCGTTCCTTCGGCTGTCGTTGACCGCAACCGCTGCCGGCGCGCTGTTCAACTGCCTGACTGCATCCACGCCACCGCCGTCTGAAATCCTGCTCAATTGTGGACTCGCTGGCCTCTTCGTTTGGGCTGTGATTTTCCACTCAAAGCTCATCAAGAAGGATCTGCATGGACCCACTAACAAGCATCACTCAGGGATTGATGCGAGCCGCTCTGGACAAGTTGCTGGAGCAGAAGGATCAAACGAGTGAAGACGGCATGGCCGACAAATCTCTTGCCGCTCGTCTTGCCGCTCGCGTTGATGCTTCCGGCTTGCACACCGACCCGAGTGGTTCTGGTTCCGGCGGGGACTCCGGTGCGTCTGGCGGAGCCGATAAAAGCTCACGTTTGGGCTAAAGACTCCGAAGGGAAAGTCATCAAAAGCCGAAACAAAGTGACGATTCCCGAAGGTTGGTACGCATTGCCGAAGGACTGATATGTCACAACAAGTCATCAACACCGGATCAACCGCCAACGACAACACAGGCGACACGCTCCGCACTAGCTGGCAGAAGGCCAACGCCAACTTTGATGAGATTTATGCGGCATTGCCGCTGACCGCTCCGTCAACGTGGGTTCCGACTCTCGTTGATTCCGGCGGTGGGAGGACGTTTGCCTTCACGGTCAACACCGCTCGCCATACCAGCATCGGCTTTGTAATTACTTTCACGGTTGATCTGACGATCAATTCCGTGAGCGGGAGTTCCACCGGAAACCTCCGCTTGGGATTGCCGGATGCGGTGACATACGATGCCGCAGTCTCGCTGTGGCTGACAAATGGAACCAATCAAGCCAAGACTGCTCTGATTGGAAAAGTCATCGGCGGGACTAGCTACTGCGAACTCTCAGCGTTTGAGACCGGCACGACCTCCAGTCTCGGCGGTCATCTTCAAGCGACTTCACGGCTCGTTGTCTCCGGTGTCTACTTCACAGCGTGAACCTGATTGCAACCAGCCTCCAGCTCGGGATGAGCGTCCTACAGGGGGCGATGGGAAATCCGTCGTTCATCTGGCAGGGTCAGCTTGTCCGCTGCCTTCCGGCTGCAATCACGGACACAAACTCAGTCATCTCCGGCGGCTTCCAAGACAATGTTCAAGCGCGTATCTTGGTCAAGTTCTCGGACTGGCGTCTTGCTGACAGCACTTTGGTCACCGTGGACGCGACTGTGTGGAGTGCGGATGTTGGGTCAAACGCCGACCGGCTCTTGCAGGAGAACGGAAGCCTTATCTTGCAGGAAAACACCGACCGATTGCTAACGACCTTCGGCAGAATGATTCCGGTGGTTGGCCGTCTAGTCACCTATGATGGACGCCAACTTCGGATAATGTCCGCCAAGCGCGATGGCTCGGGCGCTTACTACGCGCTTGAGCTTGGGGCCAAGACCAAATGAGGCCCACGATCACGGTTGACACTCGAAACTTCGACGCTGCGTGGAGGATCTATCTCGCGCAGAGCAGACGCTCATTGTCTGAGGCAATCAACTCGCGGACGTTTTTCTTGATGCTGCGGATGTACATCTTGCTTCCGCCCAAGAGTCCGCAAGCCGCTCGGAACAGGGTTCTTGATTACTTCAATCGACCGATTGGTGAGGCTCGCATTGATAGGAGGACCGGAAAACGTGTCGGAAGGTCTCGGCAACTCCGGTTGGTCCATCTGATCGCTCAAGCCAAGAACCGGAAGGAAGGCAAGCCGGGACTGTACGGCAGAGAGATGAGGCTTGCCGCTGCGAGCCTGCGGCGTCGCGCTGCTGGCAGCGTTGGTTATCTCAAGAGCGCCGTCGTCAAAGCCATCAAGAAGCTGTCTCCGAGCTTTCAGCAATTCGGCGGCACCCGACGAGCAAAGAAGGGCTCCGCTCAAGTGCGGATCGTTTCCGGCAATCAAGCTCTCATCAATCTGGCGAACCAATACGGATTGCCGCAAGAGAACGTCTCTGTGCATCGCGGGAGCAGCGCCTACGCATATTGGGCGCGGCCTTCGATCAATCCATACACTCACGTTCGCATGAACATTGGACTTGCGGACAATCAGATCGGCAACGTCGAGTCGATCTACTCAAAGGCGATGCAAAAAGCCTACGATGACGAAGCGCGTGAAATGTCTCTGCACATTCAAGCGAAACTGGAACAAGCCGCTGATGGGCTTGAGAAACTTGGAGTTGTCGTCAAATGAACGCCGTCGCACTTAGAGCCGAGAGAGCGTTGGCCGATTGGCTGGCGGCTCAAGACTGGAGCGCATCCGGCACCGGAACTCCGACCTGTTTGACGAGCTACGGTCACGGTGCTTTTGCTGACTTTGACCGCGAAGATGAGATGCCGGATTTTCCACGGATCATTGTGAGAGCATCGTCCACGGTTCCGGTTCATCCGATTGATCGGACTTGCGAGATCGACCTGTCTGCGGTGTTGCAGATTTCGGCTGATGACACGACCGAGAACAATCTGCTCAAGACCGTTCAAGTCTTTGAGGACTTGCTCCAATATCTGTTTGTTGACGATAACGTCAGCGAATTGAGTGCTGGCGATGACAGCCCATATGGCGGCTTTGATGCTCAGTTCGCGGTTCCTGTAGATTTTGGCGTGAGTGATACAAGCGAAAGGGCTAGAACATTCACGCGCACCATGACACTTTTCGCAGCAGCAAACTCGTAAAACACAACCAACATGGCTACTTCAAAAGGACTCGGACTAGTCTATGGTTCTAAGGGAACCATCCGTCTTTACAATCAAACTGGCGCGGCTCCCGGCACGGCGCTTTCTGGCGTCATCACGACCATTGAGAGCTACGATGTCACGCATGAAGCGGACGTTGAGCAGATCAAGAACTCTGCCGGTGAGGTCGTCGCTCAGGTCTCCGCCAATGAGCGCATCAGCCTCAACGTGACGTTTATTCCGTCAGGTACTGACTTTGCCGCCGCAAAGACGGCTGCGAGCCTTCCTGCCGTCAACGGGTATGTCACGATTGCTTCGACCGATGCGACCACATACGGTGGTGTTTCGCTTGATGGTGATTACGTTTATTCCGGCGGCGGCAGCGTCAAGTTCACCTCTTCCGGCAAATGCATGGTGACCATCACCGTGACCAAGTATCCTTCGCTCGGTGGAACCGCTACCGTGTTCACGCTGTAATCTGTGTCAGATCTTGCAAAGATTCTCGCAGAGACCGGACCTCAAGCGCCTTTGGTGCTTGGGGTTCAGCTTGTGCCATACACGCTCGGTCACGCGATAGTCCTGCAACGTCTCCGCTCTCCATATGTGTTGGGCGGACAGATTACTCCAAACGATCTGGTGGAGGCTGTTGTCGTTTGCTCTCAGCCTCCGCTTGAGTCGATCAAATCAATCAAGTCCGTCTGGCGTGATCTTGCTCTATGGTTGTGGGGCAAGCGCATTGCCAGACTCGATTTATTGAAGGAATCACAGACCTTTCAACTGTGGCTGAACGAGCAGTCAACCGCTCCGGAGGTCTTGATGGAAAGCGGCAAGCAGTCGAAGAGGCCAGCGATGCCATGGCCCGAGCGAGTGCTTGTCGGATGCGTCAACATAGGTATTGATGCCGACGACGCTATCAAACTACCAATTGGGGATGCTGAACGCTTGATCTTGACCCATGCGGAAATGCATGGTCAGGCCGAGCTTTGGGACGACAACGCCGAAGCCATTTGGCAGAGCCAGAGAGACAACTGACATGGGCATACTCTCAATGCTGTTCAAGATCGGCGTGGATTCGACTGCATTTGAGTTGAGTCTCAAGCGGATGCAGTCGCTTGGAGAGAAGTTCGGAAACAGCTTCAAGTCAGCGGTGACCAGCCGTCTCGGACAAGCCCTATCGGTTGGTGCTGTCTATGGTTTCACTCGTAGCGTTGTAAACGCTGCCGATCAGATTGGAGACCTGTCTGAGCAGCTCAACATCACGACCGATGATGTTCAAAGGCTGCAAATCTTAGCAGGTCAAACCGGAGTCAGCTTTGAGAAGTTTGCGTCCATTCTTGAGAGGACAAGCAAAGCCAGACTTGAAGCTTTGAGTGGTGACACTCAACAGATAAACACCTTTGCCGCTCTTGGTCAGTCAATCTCTGATCTAAGCAACCGACAGATGACCAATTTTGAATTGGCTCTGAAGGTGACAGAAGCCTACAGGCAATCTGGTCAATCCGCTCAAACGACGGCAGCGATCACCGATCTGTACGGAATCAAATTGAGAGCGGCTGCGGCTGCGTTGGCTGATTATCAGTCAACGGCTGACAAAGAACTGATCTCGGAAGACACCATCAAGAGCTTATCCAAGAGCAACGACCTTTTGGACGAGCAATGGAGACGACTCAAAGCGTTGAGTTCTCCTGCTATTGCTCAGGGTCTAAAAGTCACCGCAGATGCGCTGGAAAAGGTGATCCAAGCGCCGACTGAAAGTGAGAAACAGTTAGCCGCTCAGATCTACGCAAGTGGAGGAACGATTGGGGCCGACACCGGATCTTTGCTGACCGCTGCGATGTCTGGAAAGCTAAAGCTTCCGCAAACTCCAGATGAAAAAAAGGCTGGAAAGCCTCCCGCAGAGGTTGATCTCCCTGCTTTGATTTACGGTCTGACAAAAGGCGACAGATTCACTCTCGGTGGAGCCTCTGATCCGCTCGCAAAGATCGGTGGATTTACCGGATTCCAGACCGCACAGGATTCACTCATCAAGCAAGCGGTCGAACAAACGTTGCAGTTGAAGGTGATTTCACAGAACACCAAGAGGACCGCAGACACGCTGGTTGATTGATATGGCAACGATCAAAACATCAACGCTGTTTCCGGTTCGGATTGGTACGCCAGTACCAGAGCCAGTATTCTACAGTTCAATCGGCGGTCTTGCTTACACAGAAGTAAGTAGGCAATACCAGAATGGGGATGGGACTGGCCGTTACATTACCTTCAAGTATCGCGGCAGCAAAGATGCTCTTAGAGCGGCTTCTGCGGATTGGGTTGCCGCTGGTGGCAAGTATCAGATCAACGAAGACGGGCCGTATTCCGAAGCGACTGTCACTTTTGCTGGCTCTCAAATTGATCCAAACAATCCGACCGCTCCTGTAGTTCCAGAAGAAGAGGAGCCATCGACTCGGTTTGAGTTCCGGACGGAATATCTCGACGCATCGTTATTTGCGCTCCCGTATGTCAGAGCGGAAGCGAAAAAGTGGGTTCAGACATATTCAACAATCAACATAACAGAGGCTGACTACTATGCAGCGATCAAGCTTGCAGGTGAAGATCCGAAAAATAACAAGCTGAATCAAGTCACCGTGGGCGGGGTGACTACACCGGCAAACATATTTCCAGAAAGCCAATTTCCGCTTGCTCATCAACTTGTTGTCAAGTTTTCCAGAGGCCAAGACTCATTCCAAACCAGTCGCGTCAGCCTGACTCGGATCTCGTCCTTCTCGGCTCGTAACGGTCTTCCGGCAACACCGCCGATCATTTCAGCGGTCTATTCCGGTGACATTCTGGCTGCTCGCAACGGCTTTCCGGAGTCCGTCCGTCTGGTGATGCCGAGACCTCCGTTTGATCCAAACCTTACACCTGATGGCACCGTCTGGTCTTGGCTAAAGACCAACGATTCAACTTCGTTGCTCATCAAGACAAACCAAGTCGAACGCAACGAAACTTGGACGTTTGCCGCTTGGGATCTTTTCGCATATCCTTACAACCCCACAACCTAACACAACATGGCTGACGAAATCCAGATGACCGCTCGCCTCTATGCGAGCAAGAACGGCGCGTATCTTCCCGCCGTTACCTACACCAAAAGCGCAACGATGGTTGGCACCGATATGGGCAGCCAGACCCAACTCATCGGCACCGGAGCTTCTGAGATTCTGGATGTTCCTGTTGATGTCACTAGTCCTTACAAGCTGCTGATTTCCAACCTCGACTCCACCAACTACGTTGAGCTGTCGTTTACGAGCGGCTTCGCTGCCGGTGCTGGAACCATGCGATTGCCGGCTGGTGAAACCATGTTGGTGCCGTACATCAATACGTCGCTGTATTTGATCGCCAACACGTCGAACGTGACGATTCAAGCGACCTTCTGCGAGATCTAACCTAACGACCTATGGCAAACGAGATCGAAATGTCTGCTCGGCTCTATGCCGCAAAAGATGGGGCGAGCATCAATCCGCAGACATGGACCGCTGTCGTCAACATGACGGGGCGAGACATGGGACAGCAGACGCAGGACGTTGGGACTACGCAGGAAACGCTGGATCTAACCGCTGATCTTGCGACTCCTTACAAAGTCTTGATTTACAACATGGACCTTCAAAACAGCGTGAAGGTCGGCACGGCTTCACCGTTTGAGTTTGAGATCCCGCCGCGAGAGTTCATTTTGCTGCCAAGAGTCAATGCGACGTTGTACGTCATGGCTTTGAACAGCACCTGCAAAATCTTTGCTCAGTTCTGTGAAATCTAATGGCTGTCTCGCTACCAAGAAAGCTGGCTGAAAAGGGGATCAATGCGGATCACGCTCGCACGATCAATCAGTTGATCGAAGCGGTCCGCAAGATCCAGCTTGTCGCTGGACCGGATCAAGCCATTGAGCAAACGCCAAACGGGACGGTTCTCAAGATCCGTCAACCCGCTGGCAAGACCGTTGTCCAGACATCAGAAGACTCTTGGTTTTACTGAGCTATGCCCGTCGCAATTGATCGGAAGGATCGAATGTGGACGGCAGACAATCTCAACGGATTGTATGCTCGGTTCGATCAAAAGGTTGCTCGGGTCTTTGATGGCAAGACCCCTTTTGCTTGTGGATACGGTACTGGAAACATTCCGTCAGGAGTTCTTTATGATTATTGCGTTGATCCAGATACGAGCTTTTACATAACCGGACAGACCGCTAGTGACACAAAGATTGAGATTGAGTTATCTAAGTTAGAGAACAAGCAGATTGATCCCGTCGCAGGTGAGGTCTTTGTTGATACATATGTCGCATCTTTTGATGGAACATTTTGTGACGTAGCGTCAATCCAGAAGAGCTTCAAGCTACACAAGAGAAACATCAACGGCATCGACTATGATGTTCACTTGGGTTGGGACAGTCCAAACACGGGCTTGTCGTCTTATGTCAGACAGTACTTTGACGACATAGGCTCTGTTCCAACATTGCCTCCCGGTCGCATTCATAAACACAAGCTGGCTGTCGCGGAAATCAGGATTGAAGGTCTAACGACATTCAGCATCTTGAACAGCTATCAGCGATATGATTGCTGGAGAGTCCACAATTTCGGCAGGAAAAGTCTTGAGGTAAGATTACAACTGCCAGACGGATCTGCTCAACGCGAGTACATTGCAGCCAAAGGATGCCGATCCTTTCGACGCAGGAGTGATGGCACATGGGCAACGACTTGGCCCAACGGCTCTCCCTGTTACTACTTCTTCCCATACTTCACCGGAGACGTTCCCTACTTTGCTGGCGGTCCTCCGATGTATGGTCAGCTCGATTCTCTGGCCGTCTGTCTGGAGCGATCAGCAAAGGCAAACAATGTTGCCAACCCGTTCATCCTGACCCAATGGATGAGAGCGTTGGACTCTTGGGTTGACGGTCTTCTCGGTCTCAATCTGCGGCAGATGTATCCTGAGTACGCAGATCCAACGGAAGCCAACACGATCATTGGTGACTGCATATTCACATGGGGAAGAGCGCGAGTAACTGTCTACAACACAACGACAAACATCGTATCGCAAGATTACTTCAAGATTTTTCAAAGCTCCGCATCGTTCGTTCAAAATCTTGAGGCTGTTGGAGTCAATGTGACTATCAACGGCACTTCTCTTGAGCTATCAAGCAAACTTCCAAATACAGCCATCAAGATCTACCCAATAGACTGCAACGTATTTTTTACACCCAACAATCCCTACTGGCTAATCACTCCGACGGTTGGTGATTTTGATGTTACGTATCCTCTGAGATATTACACGCAGGACAACTCAAATCCGTTTGCAGCAAAATCTTGGATTGGCGGCAATGAGCCTTCTTGGCTTGAGAACATAAGGACATTGCGTCGTCGAATTGCTGTAGAGGAAGGATTTATCAGCAACTTTGATGATGTTACTGATATTCCAGAAGAAAAGGTGAGTCTTGTTTCTCTGACGCCTCTTGGGCTTATGTGCCAAGCGGCATCCAGTCAGGATATCACAGTTTATGATGCCAATGCGTTCTCTCTGATTCCCGACCATGAGAGATCCGCAAACTCAATGGAGTTGAGGACTACTGTTAGAGAAGCGGGATTCGGCTCAGGCATTTACGCAAACAGCCGGTACTGCTCCAGCAACAAGACTTATCTGCTGACGCAACCGAGCAACGTCAGCGGTTGGTATGGTCACGTTTTCCCGCAGATTTCGACTGACTCAAATTTTCCGGCATCCAAGCCAGCAATAAACTGTGGGTATGTTCCGCTCGGTGGCCCGTGGGGATTCTCCAGCAGCGTCTTTGATCCAAACCTCCAGCGAGTGCTGACGACCAATCCGGCAAGTCCGGCGCTCACCGGAGTCTTCGGGTCCGACTTCTGGATCAACAAGTGGGGCGGCAAAGGTGGCGTTGATGCCTCCGTCCGCATTCTTGGTCAGCCAAACAAGACCGTCCAAAGCACGGGTGCAGTCGATGACGTCTTTTACGATCAAAACACAGCCGCAATGGCTGCTCTCTGCCCGTGGGTAACACAACCTCCCGTCAGCACTTCCGAGCAAGCCGAGATTGCAGAGATCCGATTCGTCGCAGATACCTATTTTGAGTGGCCGTTCATTGCATCCAACGACACGACTCAGGCGGGAGCCGCAGGCGGACCTTTCTACCACAAGACCCCCAAGAGCGCGTTTCTTTGGACCCTCTTGGAATCTCAGGTCAGAGGCTGGACCCGAGCGGTGCCGAGAGGGCTTGGAAACGACAACTTCCCGCTCTTTGCGTTCGACGCAGGAGGAGCGTTGCAGCCGACCAACTTTGGGGACTTTTACCCGCGAGACCTTTGGGTGACTTCCATGACCTCCGAAGGTCCTTCTCTGTGGCTCAACCCGTCCCAGTACGATTCGCTGATCGCAAACGGAATCCAAGCGAAGAAGCTCTTCGATCCGGTCACCGCTCTCGATTACTACGTTGTCAGCGCCTACGAGCTTGCGACTTACTCGACCCGACATGGATTCAGCGCCTACAACTTTGATTGCAACAATCAAGTCTTGTTTGGGGACGAGACCGTCGATGTCGCAGGGACTCAATTCGTTCCAGTTCGCGCCTACAGCACCGGAGACACGACGCAAATGGCTTCGTATGCAGCTGGCGGGACGCAGTTCTTTCGAGCCATCCGGTACATCGACTTGAGGCTCCCCAACGAGCTTGGAGCTTGACCAAAACCCAACGTTGGGTTTTCATGGGGCCGACCGATGAAATGCCCCGTCTGCAACTCCATTTTTGCCGCAAGCCTCCGCGACATCGCGGTGGAGATGGGGCAAGTCCGGTCGCAGAAAAAGGCCGAAATCGCTCGCCAGAACGGCGCTCGCGGTGGAAGGCCGAGAAAGTCCAATGAGCAAAGAACTAATCCCGACCCAAAAGCAGTCCGCACTCGCGGTCATGGCAAGCAAGTTCAGCGTTGAGCCTCCGAAGCTGCTGGAGACTCTCCGCGCAACCCTGATGCCGAAGGCTTCCAATGAGGAGCTTCTGGCGTTTGTGGTGACCGCCAATCAGTACGATCTCAACCCGTTCACAAAGGAGATTTACGCCTTCCCCGGACGATCCGGCGGGATCAATCCGGTCGTCTCGGTGGACGGCTGGATCAAGCTGATGAATCGGCATCCGCAGTTCGACGGCATCCAATTCAAGACAGAAGACAAAGACGGCAAGCCGTTCAGCGTGACCGCGACAATCTACCTCAAAGACCGCAGCCGCCCCGTGGAAGTCACAGAGTACTTCAGCGAGTGCAGCCGCAACACCGAGCCGTGGAAGGTCAATCCGCGACGGATGCTTCGACACAAAGCGTTGATCCAATGCGCTCGGATCGCGTTTGGCTTTTCTGGCATCTCTGATGAGGAGGAAGCCGCTCCGTCTGTCAGCGTCAACGTCACGCCGTCCCGCCCAATCTTCCGCAGCAAGCTTGAGCCGAAGGTTGAGATTCAGCCGCATGAGCTGCCTCCGGTCGTCAATCCGGTTGTGTCCGTCTCCGAGACTCCCGCAACTGAGACGCAGGAGGTGGCCGGTGAGTGACGAGCGCAATGGTCTCCCGTCCGCATCCGCTGCGAGCCGTTACGCAGCCTGTCTCGGGAGCTATCAACTGGAGCGGCAGGTCGTCGAGCAAGAGACGAGTGCCGATGCTCAAACCGGCAACCGCATCCATGCGGCACTTGCGCTTGAGCCGGTCACCGATCTGACAACCGATGAGACATGGATCATTGACCGCTGCCGCGAGCAGGAGGCCGAAGTTGTCCGTCAGTTCTTCGGAGACAAGACGCCAAACTGCTACCGTGAGAAGCGCCTCTGGTCGATGGACGAAAACGGCAACAAGCTGTGGAGCGGCAAGCCGGATGTCATCTACATCTGGGACGACGGCAACCACTATTGCGCGTTGATTATCGACTACAAGAGTGGGCGTGGTGCGGTTGAGAATGCTGCCGAGAACCTACAGTTGCGCTGTCTCGTTGCGCTGCTGGACGAGTCCTTTGCATTCGTCATGGACCGGATTGCGGTTGCGATCATTCAGCCTCTGGCAGGACCGCCGAGCGTCTCAATTTACGAATCGCCGGACATCCGGAACGCGATCTATGAGGCATCAAACCTCATGGAGACCATCCAGAAGATCGGACAACCGAGAACACCTTCCGAATCCGCCTGTCGGTATTGCAAAGGCAAGCCGTTCTGTGCGGAAGCTCGGGAGGCTGCTGTGGCGCCACCGTTGACCAATCTTCCTGTCGGGATCACTCCCGACGCGATTGCCGCAACGCTAACCAACGACACGCTCGCAGCGTTTCTCAACCGAGCATCACAGGCCGAAGCAGTCATCGACGCTTGCCGCGCTGAAGCTCGACGACGCATTGCCGAAGGCGAAGCCATCGAAGGCTGGACGCTCAGAGACGGTGCGGTGCGCGAGTCGATCAAAGACACGGAGACGGTGTACTTTCGGTTCATTGAAGGTGGCGGGACATACGAGCAGATCATGCCAGCCGTGACGCTTGCGAAGGCCAAGCTGAAGGACGCGCTGAAAGCATCGACCGGAGCCAAAGGCAAAGAGCTGGAGGACAAGCTGGCGGCTCTGCTGGCTGGCTGCACCGAGTCCAAGCCGTCTCAACCCACACTCACGCGCATCAAATGAACCAAACTCACCCAATGGAACTCGTCCGCGAGTTCATGCTGACCTTCCAGCAATTCATTCCGGATCGACCTGCGTTGCCGGATTCGCTCACGCAGAATCTGCGGTATCGGCTCATTGACGAAGAGGCTCAGGAGCTTGCAGCCGCAACCGATGCGGTCGAGTACATCGACGCGATTGGTGACCTCCTGTACGTCGTCTACGGAGCGGCTCTGGCTGCTGGATTCAGTCCGCACCAAATCGACGCTGCCGTTGTCGAGATCCACCGAAGCAACATGAGCAAGTGCTGGTCTGACGACGAGATTGACGGGATTCCGGCTGACTGTCGATCCCACCGAGTCGCAGACAACCGCCACATTGTCCGCAGGAACGACGGCAAGATTGTGAAGTCTCCGAGCTATTCACCGGCTCGGCTGGAGGGCTACACGCGATGAGATACGTTTGGGCAAGAGCCTTCGGGAGACTCTGGTGCGATGCCGAAGTCCACACGACCGATGACGGCAAGCGGTTCCTGCTTGCGACCATTGAAAACGACAAGCGGACGCTTCACACAGGCAAGACCTACGCGCAACGGGTGGTCTTCCGATCATTCGATGAAGACGACATTGCGGTTGTCGACCAGTTGCGAAAAGGCACTTGGATCATGGTCGATGGAGAGACCGATGCGGTGACGGACAAATCATCGACTGGCTGGTGGTACGCAAACGTGCGCATCACCGGCAGATTGCAGGAGATCACTCCATCTCATGCAGATTGAGTTCCACGTTCGCGGAGAGCCAAAAGCTCAACCGCGAGTCAAAGCCTTCCGGCGTGGATCTCATGCGGGAGTCTACACGCCAGAGACCGCCGAAGGCTGGAAGTATCTGGTGCGTCAGGAAGCCTCCATAAACGCTCCAGAATGCCCCACAACGGCTCCGATCAGGTTGAGGCTAGACTTCTTCCTGAGACGGCCAAAAGCGCATCTGGACAAGCACGGCATCCCGAAGCCGGAAGCGCCGGTCTGGCACCCAAAGAAGCCAGACTTGGACAACCTCATCAAAGCGGTGACGGACGCGATCACCGACACTCAGCGAGTCTGGCTGGACGACTCGCAAATCTACGAGATCACAGCCACCAAGACCTACGCGCTCCAGTTCTCCGGATGCGCGGTGCGGATTGAGTTCTGAAACCTTTGGAAATGCGGCATGGTGCGCAGGGAGATCCTGCGACAGGCTAAGTGGTTGCCTCATCGAAACACCGCATTTCCTTAGGATTTCCGCAGGTTTTGGAGCCTCCGAAAGATTTCTGGAGAAAAAAGCGATTTCCTGTTGACGGAAACCGAGCGTTGGGTTTACGGTATCTCCATCGACGGCAATCAAGCCGCCGAAAAAACCGAAAGAATACGATGAGCAAAGACACCAACATTACGGTTCAACTCCCCACCGAGCCTTCCTATTGGGGAAGCGATGTCACCGAGTCCGACGTCGAGCGCATCCTGAGGAATCTGGAGTCGATGATTTCCCGAGAGTTTTCCGACAGTCCGTACAACATCAGCTTTGAGCGCACAGCAAGCCCGACCGGCTCCGGAATCCACGGAGACTGCGAAGCGGCTTGCGATGATGTCCGCGTGTTCATCGAAGAAAACTGGATTGCGGCTCTGTAAAAAACCAAACCCTCAACACCCATGAAATACCATTGCAAAGACCGAGAGAATCGAACCCTGAGCATCCACAGCAGCGTCTCGGAGGCTCTGCGAGCGCGGGAGGTCTGGCTGCACACTCGGGAGCTTGTCGGCATTGCTGACAGCACCGGAAGGCTCCTGAGCGCCGAAGAACTCTATCAGGCAAAAGCCGCCGTCTGGCTGAAAGGTCTCCGATGAATCTGGAACCACTTATTGCGGCTCTCATCATCGTCGAGAGCAGCGGCAACGACATGGCGATTGGAGACGGTGGCCGAGCCATTGGACCGCTCCAGATCCACAAGAGCGTTGTGATCGACGCCAACCGCATCGCTGGCACCAGCTACACCCACCAGCAGATGACCAACCGAGCCGTCGCTCGTAAAGTCTGCGAAGTCTATCTGACGCACTACGGAAAAGGCTGCTCGACCGAGCAACTGGCTCGCAAATGGAACGGTGGCCCAACCGGAGACAAGAAGTCAGCGACCATCCCTTACTGGAACAAAGTCAAAAAGCATCTATGAAACACAAAACGCTCAACATCACAGAAGAGACACACAACAAGCTGCGCGAGTATTGTAATAAAGAAGGAATCATCATGCAGCATCTCGCGGACAAGATCCTGCGCGAGTGGATGGAGAAGAGGCTCATTATCGAGAAGAGTGAGGAGGCCAAGCCATGAGCGACTTCAACAACAAGCTGGTCATCGACCTGTTTGAGGAACGAGACAAGCTGAGAGCGGAGAACGAACGACTCACCAAGAAAATCCAGCAACTCTACGAAGGTGCGGAGGAGCAGAACCAGCGGATCAAGCGGCTGGAGGAGGCGGGGGATGCACTAAAAGCAGCAGGGTACTTCGGTGGATGGGCCGATGCGGTCAACAAATGGATCAAAGCAAAGGAGGACAAGCTGTGAGCAGCATAACGATCAGCGGTTTCATCAACGATCCATGGCGTGACATTGGTCAGGATGCGATGGAACGAGGAGCCGAAATCTGCAAGCGCAACGATGTTGAGAATCCAGATGCCAACATGGTGATGCTTATTGGGATTTGCGACATTATCAACGAA